GGTTCTTTGCAAGGTTCTCAGGAGCAGAGATAGAATCTTTCTTAGGACCTTTAACATCAGCAACAGTTAATGGTGTGTCACCCTTTGCTTTACGGAGATAAGCAGGTACATCAGATTTACGGATTGTTTCCAAAAGTCGGTCAGCAAAAGAAAGGCTCTCTTTAACTTTCTTTTTGCCACGGAGAATAGCAAAATCTTGAGAATCAATCTTATCATTATTGTTGGCATCAATCTTGTGTTGATTACCTTTTAATTCTTCTTTCATGCCTTTATCAGCAATAGCTTTCTTCATGGATTCTTTTTTGTTACCATCTTTGTCCATATCTAAGAAATCTGGCTTTGCAGCCTCTTTCATTTCTTTGTCCTTAGGACCTTTGAGTGTATCAACGGAAGATTTAGTTTGGTCAGCACGAGCTTTCTTAGAGTTTCCATAAGAAGAACCATACACTTTCATTCCTGTTGGTGTAGGCACTTTCTCAGAAGCTTCTGTCAATGTTGTAACTGGTGTCGCTGGTGCAAAAGGAACTCTACCACCTTCTTCTGGAGTTTTAACTTCCTGAACCGGTTCTGGTTTAGTTTGACTTAAAACACTATTAACAGCGTCAATCATTGCTTGACTTACTTTACTTGATGAAAACATTTTTTTTCTCCGTTTATTTCTTTTTCTTTTTTATAATATCGGTTGCACGAATCTTGTTATCGTTTGGTGTCACCAATGGTTCTTTATTAGTAGAACCACCTAAAGTTCCACCCACACCCATGTCGCAGGCGCCTGGATCATCTATCGCTTCTTTTCTAAATCTACTAAACTCTTTTTGTTCGCTATAAGTTTGGTCACCCAAACCTGCTGCCAAACCTGCACGACCATTAAATGTTGGTCCTACACCAGTACCTTGATTCTTTGCACCACCAAAAACATCACTAAAAGTTTTGTTCTTTTGAGCTTTTACTTTTTCTTTGTCCTTTTGGAAGTTGGGCTCTTTGGCTTGGGGGAGGATTTGGACCGTGGGCTCCTTGGCTTCGCTGGTGTTTTCGTAGGTGCGGAAGGTGTAACCGGAGTTACTGGCAACATCTCCGTCCCGGACGTCATCTTGCTTGCCGAGTTTTCTGACAAGTTGTTGGTCTGGACTGTTGTTGTCGTTGAGGAAACGCTTGCTTTTGCTGTCGCCTCTACCTGAACCTTGGGTTCTGATTTTTTGAATAAACCTATTAGAAATTTTAGCATTCTTTTCTTCCTTAAATAATCTATCTAATTTAAAATTAATATGTGACTTATGATTGGTTTCCAACCAACCCAAAGCCGTTTCATTTGTCACTTTCGAATCTAAAAATTCATTAGTGAATCCATATACTTCGTGGATATCCTGCTCTTTGCAATCAATCTTACCAGTATTGTCAAAAGGAACAAAATTATTAAAGGCTTCCGTGAAATATTTAGTATTCCTCTGTGACTTAGCCCATTTATCCTGCCGGACTGATTCCACCATCATCCTACTCAATAATGAGTTTCTTTCTTTGGAAACGTCATCGGAAGTATCAACAAAAATCATCATGGTATCGTAACCAAGTTCTTCTAATTCTTCTTTGATTTGAGCAATCTTTTCGTTGTCATCCGCAGGTCCATTAATAATAAGTGGACCACGATTGCGGATAGCCTCTCTACGGAAATCTTTCGATTGCTCTGATAACTTCTGTTTGTCACCCAAGTAATCTCTTGCTTGGACGAAGTTCAGTTCTGTGGCACGGCCTTCTGCGATTGCTTCACGGATGATAACATCTTTACCAGAACCAGGACCACCAGTCACAAAGATTGCCTTGAATAGACCACGGTCAATATCTTCATGTAGACCCATACCCTTACGAGTATCGTGCATGAGTTCTTTTGCATGAGTATCCGAAACATGGGAAGGAACACCTTGTTTGAATGACTTAATATCTTTATTCTTTGCGTGTTCTCTCATCTTAGTGCCGGACATACCTTCAGCACCCTCCGAATCTGGATCACGATGGCCAGCAGAATGAACTGTAATCTTTTTAAAATTATACAATGCACCTTCATGTGTACCATTGTATTTGTGTAACTTCTCTTTATATTCTTTAACTCGGTCTGAACCAGCAACCATGTGAAGATGAGTTACACCTTTTTTATGTAATTCTGCTGCATGAGATAAAAATGTTGGACTTTCTTTTGAAGAAGATACAAAGTGAGTACCTGGAGAATATCTTTTTAAATGTTTTACTTTTTGTGCAGCACTTAACGGATTCTTTTTGGAGTCCTGTGAATGTGAAGTCACAACAGAATGTTCTGCGTTGTGCTTATGTGCAATCTCTTTAACCTTGTCAATCACCTTGAGGTGACCTGTGGTTGGAGGATTCATGCGGCCAAACGCCATCACATGGTGTTTGTCACCACTCTTTTCTTCTTCAAGTATATCTAAAAAACTTTTCATATTTTAAGATGCAACCGTTTTCATGTTTGTCAATGGACCATTATTATGTTTGGCTTGTATGGTAAAAACTTTAGAACCTTTTGTATCGTGTTCATGTTCGTGTGCATGAACATTGATATTAGCTTCACCACCTTTATGGAAAGAATAATGGTGTGCATTTCTAATTTTGTGATAGGTATCGTTATCTGAAGGATCACTAACAGTAGCTTTGGCTTTTTTATCGTGGCCACCTTGGCCATGAACTTTAACATAAGGTAGAGAGTGTTCTGAATTACCTTTAATATAGGTACTCAAAAGGTGATGCTTTAATTCTTCATGGTGGCTATGTGCCATCTTAGAATAACCTTTGTGCAGTTTATCTCTAACTTCGTTATTAATTTTTCTTGCATGGTCACCAGCTGCATGATATAATTCACTATTTTTGTAATCAGGATTTTCTACTTTTTTATCAGCATCTAAATGTTTAGGACCTTTAATTGTCCTTACAGCTGCAGCTTTGTTGGTTCCTAAGCCGTGTTTTTTCATAAACTCTAAATGGCGTTTTTCAACGTGACTGTGGATATCATATTCGCTCATATTTTTATCCTAAATGTTTACTTAAAAAATTACCAACAGATTTAGAACCACCGTTGTGGAATCCAATCTTACTAACGTTACTTGATTTAGCAGATATACCCAAGTAATGATGAATAGCTGTTTTTGGTTTTTTATGAAATTTAACAACAACATCCGATGGATTTTCTTGTTGTGAGGCTTTGATACCTGTTTTTCTTTCAATATCACCAGGTTTATGCGTTAAATGAACTTCATGAACGCCTTCGTAACCAGATTTTTTGGCATGGTCAACAAAAACTTTGTGTTGTTCTTTGGCTCTATCTTCTTGTTTCTTTACTTCATTTGTACCATGCTTTTTGTCATGTCCTGCCAATATTGATTTGTGGTGTTTATCTAACTCTTGATGCTCTTTATCAATGTATTTTCCACCATTTAAGTGTTTGGCTAATTGAGTTTCATTGTAACCACCACGGTGTGTATTGATTGCTGAAGAATCTTTTGCTGCAGCCGTCATTGGTTTTTTAGCAAGTTCATCCAATCGTTCTTCATGCAATTTATCAACCAAAATCATACCATGGTCTTTTTTTAATTCTTTAGAAACTTCATCTGGAGTTAAATGACCAGAAAGTGAATGAGTTAAATCACCAAATTTATTATGGACATGATATACATTATTTTCAGCATCATGACTTAACTTATACATTCCCTTGGTAGGATGAAAAAAAGAATGGAATCCTTTTTTAATTTGTTCTAGTAAATATCCTTTAAAACTTATCATTTTCTCACTTTCAACAAATTTTGTTTAGCAAATTCTGCACGATTAACCAATTTGGTTGGTTGATTGTCATGATGAACCACAAATCCTTCAGGTTTAGATTTCTTACCATCGATATGGTGTTCGTATCTACCTTCATGTGTTTCTAATGAATTCACCAAAGCGTTCTTGGCTTGGTGCAAATGGTGATGCATTGAGAATAAGTTACCATAGTGTTCTTTATTCTTCTCAACATGAGCAATTTGTTTTTTGCCTTCACCAGTTTTTTCATTCTTGGACTTTTCAGTAGAAACTTTAGAGGCCAGTTTATCATGAACTCGTTTGATGTGTGACTTAAAACCACTAACGCTAGGCACTTCATCATGCCTTACTGTGTGGTTGATATATGTTGACAAATGACCAGTTTCTCCACTATGTTTTGGATGAACCGAATCATACATTTTGTGACCATGTGTGTCATGGATTTCTTTTGCAGCAGCCATGTGTTTCTGGAATGACTTTTCATTGGCCGGTGAGTGGGTTACTTTACTTGTATCGTGTTCTGCACCATGAATATGAACATCTGGATGCTCTTTAAACTTACTTGTATCAACATGGGGAGAAGCGTGTTTCATGTCATCACTATATTGATGATGAACAACTACACCAATTTTAGATTTTTTAATCTTTTTGGCTTCATCGCCGTGTGCGGTGTATGTAATAGTATTAGGTGTAAAGGATACTTTGCCTTCTTTGGCCTCAACCAAATAACCTTCATGAAGTTTCTCTGTATCTTGGTGGTGCATCAGGTCACCTTGGAATACACCATGTTTTGGTGTGACCTTTGGTAGATGCTTGAGTGCGTGCTTTAATGACTTAACTAAACCAGGAGCATGGCCATGGTTCTTTTCAATATCTTTATCGGTATGATTGATTTTTGGATTTGCATTGAAAGCTGATTTGGTTGCAACAAAGAATTTACCATTCTTAGGATGGTGACCAAAAACAAGAGATGGTGAACCATCATATTTCATTGTTAGGTTAGTGTTCTTATGACCATTTGTCATATGAGCATGAGCTTTTAGAAGTGCTTCGTGTGCGTGTTCAAAACCTGCGTGGCCGTGCATTAATGGCCTATCTTCAGCATGATGAATATGCTTGAGTTCAGAACCGGACTCAGTTTCTTCTTTTAAAAAGCTAATAAACGATTTCATTGTTTTCCTTCTGGAGTGCAACACACTATGGTTGCCTGGTTTACTTATTTATACAACATCCAACCTTTCTGGTTCAAAACGTAGAAAGATTGGCTTCGATACATAGACCTACTGAAAATTGGATCCTTCAAAATCCAACCAATAAGTTTTAGTGGTACCCTTGCCTTGTAATAAATAAAACGGCAAAGTATGCAGTAAACCTCTACTGGAGTTCAAGTATATCATAGTTTTAGGTGACTTGTCAAGTGCCCAGGCAAAATGACTGGTACCAGTATCACCACCAATAAAGATTTCGGCAGTCATAATGTGTTGTAGGTTGTTTAGGAAACCAATGCTATGTGTCCAACCCGTCCTAAAACACTCAGATTTTGGTGAAAGTATTACTTTTTCATATCCATCATACAATGATTTATCATAGTGGTCCAATAAATCTTCAAAAACAGGCCTTGGCCAGTTTCGATAAGCATTATATGGCGCATCAAAAAGAGGACAAATAACAATCTTTTTTTGTTGTATCAATGGATTGTGAATTTTAACCAAGTCACCAGAAATATCTCTAAAGTCCCAAAGGTTAATTCTTGACCATTTTAAATCCATTTCACCTGGTGAAATTGAGAAGTAATCCGTGTTCTTTAACATCCAAGAATAGAAATCTCGATTATACTCTGCCTGAGCCATAGCATCAGGATGAATGTAGAATTTTAAATCGGGAGTTTCTAATCTAAGATATTCAACCACATTCGCAACGGCAATCAAATCACCATTGCGGATACAATCTCCAAATACACCCTTTTTGATATTCAGTATCATAGAACCAAATCTTTAACGTGAACCAATTTTGATTTTCTATTTCCATAATAGTGTCGAATGAAATCGTATTCGACCGGATGGCCATCCCACATTCTCATATCTTCATCCCAACATACAATAGTTTCTTTATTCATCAGGTCAGCAAGAATACCGATGCCCGTAAATGTAGTAATTAATGGTTTATAACTATATCGAATATAGTTTAAATTTTCCATGATTGGTTTAGAATAGTCCAAATAGTATACTTTATTCGGATCAGGATTAACACCATCTTTAACTACTTGAGTTTTTCTTCGTGTGTCGATTGTAGGATGATTCCATCTATCACCTATAACATATAAATCGGTAAATTCCATCGGATCATCTTTAATCACCAATTGAAAATTATCATCAACTTTAAAATCAATACCGTAATTATCTCTGACCCAATTTTCATATCTACAAGTTTCAACTGGTCTATTTGAATCTTCTTGGTCCATACGAGTCCAAGAACTTATAATCATAGCACCATTAAAAAACACATCATCATCAAACTCAACAGAATTAATACATGGTTGTTCTAGTAATAATTCTTTGATACCTACAAACTTCTTCATTTCACCACGAATAATAAGGTCTATTGGTCGGCCATCATAAAGAGAAAGACCTGAGATAACAGGTAATGCATTACTAAAATCACCAAGGTTGGCGGTACAATTAATTTGTAACAGCATTAAAACTCCTAAATGCAACAAACCAATCTTGGTCATTGACACGATGCAATTCAAACAACTCAGGTTTTTGTAGATAAGCCATCAACAATAATGTTTGGTCATCATCAATTAAATTACTTTTAAATAATTCTTCAACCGAATGATATACCAATGCTTCTAGTGTTGGCCACATCTTTTTATCCGCAACGATGCATGGTCCTGTAATGTGAACATCATTATTGGAGATAACGTCCTGGATGAATGTTCCTTCGACCCAATCTTTAATATTAAAAAAGTGTATCTTTTCTTTGTCAAACGGATACTGCCAACGAGTAACACCATTGAGTGTAGATTCATCACGGCAGTAACCAAAGTCCAACCAAGCAACCAAATCTGTATCGATAACATTAGATTGTATTGCCTTTTTGACAAAGGATGATTTGAGAGCATTAACAACAACGTAGTCAGCATTCCAGTATTCTGGATTTTTTACTTGCACGGGATTGATTTTGGCTTGATATTCAGGATCCTTTTGAATCTTCTGAACTTCTTTCCTAAGTTTTTCAAAACTGTTTGGAAAATCAAGCGTGAAAATTTGTGTTGGTCTATCTTGCCTTAAAAACTTAATATCATCCACAAACTCTTTAGATGTGTAAACTACCATATCATTTTCAAGTTTGGCCATGTGACCAAACCTTTCTAGATAGGTGTCATTTGTTCTTTGTAGGTAGTGTGGCAACCCCTTATCGGGACTCCATTCTCCACGGCCAATGTCAAAGAAAGCGGTTACAATTGTAATATCATTCATAATAATACTTCTTATAGTTGTTAATAATTTCAATTTCAGGTGGTTGATTACTTATAAAGGTTTCATAATCAAATCCTGGTTGGTGATTATGTGTATCTGCACGATGTGGATTAACTGAATAATCTTTGCCTGCCAACCAGTAATAAACATTCATAAAGCAATCAATATAACCAATCGTTGGATAAACCATTTGAATCATATCAAAATACTTTTCAAACCATGCAATATTAGAATCAAAGTTATCCAAGAAAGTTGATACTTTGAATATTGAACCGCCGCCTGCACCATACTGTGTAAATGCTGGTCTTTTGCCCGAATGTAATTCAATCATTGTTAATACCGATTCGGGAATATGATTACCAATCTTAGTATCAGCACAAGCGTGTTCCCAATTAGGATCAACTGTGATGGGTTTGGTAATTAGAACATCATCTTCCATCATGATTATATGTGATGATTTGGATGAAAGGCAAGCAGTTTTGAATCTATCTAAAAATTCTATTGTGCCATCTAAACGATAACCATAATCTTCTTTTGGTCCACCAAGTTTAGTATGATAGAATTTATAATCAGTTTCATAGATATCGGCCACCATTTGATAACTAAATGTGTTATCCACACCCAAAAAATAATATTCGTTAGGATGATGCAATCTAGCATTCTTAACTATTTCTGTGGTCGCTTTCGGATAAACCGAAGCCATGTGAAAAAAAGATATATTATCCACGTTGCAACACCGTTAAACCATTATTGTTAGTGTAACGATGTTTTAATTTCCATTCAGGATGTGAATCAATGAATTCTTGAATTGCTGGCCAGATACCTCGACCACCAAACTCACCATTATTTTCAAATGATGTTGTGTCATGAAATACAATATACTTCTTTGCTTTATCTGCGTGGAGTTCTAATTCTTTTTGGACCTGTTCATAGATGTGTAAACTATCGACAAATAATAAATCAGTAGGTTCAATTTCTACTTTTCTGGTATCTGCAATATGTAGTGTTACATTACGACCAGAAGCTTTTGCCTCTTGAAAGAACTCTTGAATTCCTGGTTGAGGCATATATTCATAACTATGCATCGTAATGTCATGGCGTAAGAAGGCTCTGGTGCTTTGAGCCCAACCTACTCCAAGTTCTGTAACGTGTTTACATTCTGAGGTTAAATCTGAAAGTGTTGGTAGATGCTCATTGATATCGGTGGAACGATTACACGCATCGAGATATTCTTGTTCAAAATCCATTTCAAGTCCTATAAACGAAATAATTATTTGGGTCTTCCTGCTTATACTTATTCATGATATAACTACGCCATTCTGGTACTCTATCATACTGGTGAACAATACAGAAAGGTTCACCTAGTGATGTATATACGATGCCATCTTTGAATGTTGGTTCTGCTTCTGTTAAGAATGGCCTAAACTGTTCAATCTTAGATGGGTCTACTGTTGTACCAGCTTGACAAGCCCAACCATCTTTCTGTTGTGCAAATTTAATTACATTTTTGAATGGTTGTGTTTGAATCAATACATTATATACTGCTTGGTCAACGATAGGAATTGGTCGGTTGGTTGCATTGGTGAAGATATTGAAAACCATATCTTTAACATACTCAGATGAACCACCGATTGTTCCTACGTTATAGATTTCGTTGTTTTTAAAATCATTATAAACATAGTCACCATAAGTTTGCATTAAGTTCTCATTACCCCAAGGTTCATCTTTGTATAACATACCTTCTGAACCGGCAACTAACTTATAATGTAAACCAATATGGTCTTTTAACCATTCAGCTGGATTGGTTTGGAAATATACATCTTTAACATCGGTAGTAATTACATAACGATAATTTGTCCATTGATGTTTTAGAAACTCATAGATGGCCAAGAATCGTAATACATGAATTGGAATGTTTGCCTGAGGCATAGGCACAACAATGAAGTTGCGTTTGATTAATTCACCAATTGTTTCTTGTGAGGCATTGCCAACGACCATAACTTTGTCGCCAGTAAAACCACATTCATCAATCGATTCTACCCAAGGTTTGAGCTGGTTATAGTTATAGTTGGTGAAGGCACCGATGATAAGGTCTTTTTGCGCCATGGGAAATCTCCATAATATTTGTCATTCATTATATTGTTTCCATTAATAAAGAATTCTTTAGAAACGGAACCTGCATTACCAGCAACTCGATAGTTTGCTGTATATTCATTCGTGCAATCAAATTTGGGAAAGTATTGTGATACTGCTTGAAAAAATACTCTATCTTGACCCCAGCCACCATGCCATGCAGAGGCCAATTTTATCGCAATTTCTGTTTTAAGGCAATAGCTGTTGGTATCAATATGATTAACGCCATGATAAGTTTGCCACTTGCCTAATGATTCACAGTCATCGTGACAAATAAAAGTAATATCTTCATAGATATCACGGAGAGAATAACACCAACTTAAATTCTTTTCTTTTATTGTTTTAATACAAGATTCTACATGGTTAGGTTTGAACCAGTTATCTTGGTCCAAATATAACACATAATCGGTATCAATAAGGTGAGTGAAAGCTGCATACACACGATGGCCATAGAAACCATTGGCTCCCACATTCAAAGGCAAATTACAAACAAATATCTTTTTATAGTTTGGATGTGTTTCAAATACTTTTATATGATTTCTTACTGCATGAACAAAATTTGGTCCATCACAAACAATGTAACACTTGGTATCATAGGTTTGATCCAATACAGATTCAATAGCATCATAAACTGTTGCTGCACCTGTTGTTGGTATAATTACTGTTGCACTCATTACCATTTCCAAAATAATTGGTAGCCATCATGACACAGAGGTCGACCACTTTTTTGCATATAATCAAAAACAAATTGGCCTTTGCCTGCCAATTGACCGTTTTCAACCCAATTATCATCTACACCAATTAAAGCACCATTTTCTAAAGAAGGTGCAATTGTAAGCAATTCGTATAGATGGTGAACCGCACTCATATAAACTACTTCAGGCTGGTCACGGGGAGCATCAAATGAATCCAAGTAAAGGAAGTTAATTTTCTTTTGGGATTGTAATAAAATGGAATTGAGGTCTTTGAGTTTGGTAATACTATCACCTAATGCCACAGCACTATTTTCTGATATTACTTTACTTCTGGAGTAGTTGACGGATTCTTCCGCAAGGTCTACTGTCCAAAAGTGGCCACCATACTCATTGATATATTTGTCAAACAGTAAACTACTTTGGCCATCACCTTCATAATTATCCAGTTGCCTTGCACAACCAGTTTCTACTATGAGGGGTTCTTTTAATGTTTTGAGATAATCAAAAATATAATCAAATCCACTTTGCCTATGTCCAAGCCTACTCCTCACATCATCATAAAATTGCATAATTAACCTCTTGTCAGTTTCAATATTTTCTCTATTTGTTTTTCGATTGCCGGTTTACGATTTGGCCAATATATATATTCTTTATCTCCAGTCGAATGTAACTTAGTGAGAAAAGGAATAACCATCTTTTCAACTTCTTTTAATCTTGTTTTGTAATCATCAGCCGTTTCTGCGGTCTTATTGATTACTGAATTGTATTCTGCTTCTGATACGGCTGAGAATCCAAAATCATCATCATCAAGATTGAATTCTTCCGATAGTTTATTAAAATCGATTAGTGACATAATATATCCTTATTTTGATATAACAAATGGTCCAGAATCTTCAGACCTTGATGCGGTATATTCGTAGATGACACGAACAAACTTTTCATCGTTATCATTTCTTTTGAACCACCGAATTAAATCTGGCATAATTTTATTAGTAACTTCAGCACTCAACTCGGTTCTCTTTTGTTCAAATCTTTCTCTGTCATTATTTTTAGGCTTAACACCTTTTGCCAACTTTTCTGGTTTTCTACCATTTAATTCTTTATTAACAAAATCTTTTAATTCTTTTTTGAATTTGTTATTCGCAAGAGTAAATTGTGACAACCAACGTGATGAAAAAGATTTATCTATAATAGCTAATACATCGGCAAAAATGTTTTGTGATGATAATGAACCATGGCGAGCTTCACTATCTTTATCCATGTTATTTGCTTTCCAGCCACCACTAGCATCTGTAACATGAAGCATTTGGATATACTTACCTTTATCGGCAGAATAATATAGTTTTAAATCTCTAGCATTTTTCTCACCCGGTTTTCTAGGCTTCCAATCACTCAATCCATATGATTTAACTTTTTCAATTTCTTTTAATTCACTTGGTCTGTGGAAATTAACCTTGTGTATGGTAACTTCTTGCGTTTGTTTTTTTAATGATAATGGTAATAAATCTCCATTAGCAATTAGTTTAGCAATGAATATATTCAAAGCCACAAAAGTTAAACCAGTTTTATTGCCGACCATTTTTTGGATTTCTACTTTTGCTTTAGGTGATGCAAAGTAAATGTCAGCAGGTGACCACTTATTAATATCACCAAATATTAATTTTCTTGGTTCACCACTTTCAGTTAATATTTTATTAATTTTCTTTTGGTCATCATTTGCTTCTTTAAAAAGAATTCCAATGTTGTCCATAACAGCTTTGTCGCCACGAACATAAAAAACTGAGGACCAAGAAGGTCTTTTAATCGAGCTAAACTTTAATGAAATGTCATCGATATCTTTAATGAGTTTTTTGGCTATCTTAATTGAAGAAATATACCAATCATTATTATCGGTTAAAAACTTTTCAATAAGGCTTAAATTTGTACCACCAGAATCAACGTGTTTTTTAAATGCTTCACCTATCTTTGATGTTGGATAAGTTTGGTCCCAATTACTTTTAAAAGCTTTATAGTTAGGATATAGTTTTTCATCAAATACTTTATCAACTTTGGTAGCACCGATAAAGTCAGCCATAGCACAAAATAGTGCTTGCGCCGATTCAGCTAGTGAGGTAGCATCTGCCATGTTTATCTCAAATGAAAGTATTTATCTAATGATTTGAATCTCTTTACCTGAAGTCCATACTTCAAGTTCACTTCTCAGCCGGCCTTCTGACTTTAATGTTTCATATCGGTTAGATGCTTTGTTTTTCCACCATTCAATGATGTTTTCTAGGTTGTGTTTCTCATAGTTTTCACCAGGAATCAAAGTGTCGGTTTTACAGTTAATAAAATCGATGTAGTTATTATACCCATAATTGCCTGTATAATATCTTTTCTTTTCTGTCAACTTTTTGGCGTTCTCAATCGTTATATCGAAAGCATCTAGTTCGGATGTTCCTTTTAAGGCCGCTCTGGCCAAAGAAATAATCTTCATTGATATCTTTAGTTTTCTACTGGAGATTCCTTCATCAACAATTTCACCCACTTTTGATTCAACAAACGCAACCAAATCTGAATAGGGCTTACCATGCATCATTGGTAAGAAATCAGATTCAGTTAATCCTTGATATCTCAGGTAGGGTTTCATGCCATCATATTGTGATACTGTTTTAGTGGTACCATATAAACTGGTAGTTTCGAATAAACATAGATTCATACCATATTTCTTATTGGCAATTTCCCTAACAGTATGACTGGTACAAATGGCAGCCAATAACTTGCCGCCAAGGTAGTTAAATCCAAATGGTTGAGATGGTACAATTACAAACCCCATCATCGCAGCATCATTAAATCGTTTAGACCATTCAGGTTGTTGCGTAAACACTTGTCCAAGCAATTCGTTGCGTGGTCTCATGTTGATTACTGGTGAACCCAAACGAATGAATCCTAAGAACTTTCCTGACTTCTTTTCTCTAACTGCCAACCGTAATTGTTTGCCAACCGGTTGAATGTTTACATGAGAACTGGTAATTGAAAGTAATGTTTCCCAAGTATCACCATTGATTTCTACCACTTCAATTTCCATATCTTTTGGATGTATGGAGAAATCAGAGAATAAATCATCTTCTGGTGCGAATAATGGATTGAGTGGAAGTTCAGCCAAATTGGCCAACTTCTGGTCTTTCATATACTCATCAATGCGGTCAAAGTTACCAAAGTAATCTTCAAATACCTTGGCTACATGAACCGCATCTTCTTTGGTTAATTTCATTTAATTAGGTGTTGTGCAAGAACCATGCAAGAAATCCAAGCCCATAGTGTATTAAATCCTACCAATGTTGGTAATAGTTTCTTGTTACTTGCCCAAATTAAAGTTAGGCTGGTACCAAGTGTCAAGAAATATAACCACCATAATGAAATACCAAAAATTAATCCCGGAACAATAATGATTGCTTTGGCGAACCAGCTAAGAAATTCTACCGTATTATAATCTGTCCAATAGGCTTTGGTAAACCACATACCGTAACATTCTTTAATTTTTTCAAAAGTTATATGTTTATATGAAGCCAAGATTAACATGGCCCAAATGAGAGTAGCTGCAATTATTTGTGTAGTTGTCATACTTTAAATCCTTCAAATGATTTCTTTTCATGTTTAATTTTATTGTGAGTGCCAACTTGGTTGCCGGCATCCGCAATACCTAATTGTGCTGATTGTTCGATGTCATATAACTTCATCTTAGACCGGTCAACACCAACCGTGAATCGTTTATAATAACCTGGATCATTATATCGATTCTTTAACTGTTTTACCATAATCTGGCCAAGTTCTTCTAGTTCTTCAGAAGAAATCAAAGCAAACATCAGGTCTGCCGTGGCGGGAAGTCCGAAGCTTTCACTCGTATCTTCAAGTCCTGGATCACTGCTTGTAAATCCGCTTCTGGTAGTTTGAGTTGCAGATACAATAGGAACATTATACTCAACCGCCAGACCTCTAAGCTCTTCAGCGATGCTCTTGACATAAGTGTAGGAGTTAATATTCGCACCAGCTTTAATACGGGAAGAACAACAGATATTAAGATAATCAACAAAAATAATATCAGGTTTAAAGCTACGCTTAAGATTAAGTTCATTTAATAGGGTTCTAAAATGTGATGTGGAGGCTGAAGCGGTTGGATATTCTTTGATGATGAGTTTACCTGTGGTCTTTTCACGAACCTTGGCAACCTTCTTGTCATACATTTCTTTCGGTAAGTCCATCAAATCATCAAGTGTAACATTCAATAAGTTAGCATCTATTCTTTCGGCAATCTTTTCTTCAGCCATTTCAAGAGTAATGTATAGTGCATTTTTTCCTTGCACCATAGCACCGGCAGCAACATGGCACATAAACAAAGATTTACCAACGCCGGTACCAGCAAGAGCAATATTAAGAGTTTTTGCTGGGAGTCCACCTTTAGTAATTTTGTTGAAATATTCCAAATCAAACGGGATTCGTTCTTCTTTGCGGTGATAAAATTCATATCGTTCATCTGAGTTCTCTAAGTAATCATGGCCTACTGTGGTATCGAATGAAACGGCCAAAGCGTCCGATAATATAGAGGGAATCGCACCTTTGTCCTTACTTTTGTCCTTACCATCGAGAATTGAAATTGCCCCCAATACAGCGTTATATACGGCCTTCTCTTGGCAAAACTTTTCCGTTTTGTCAACAAGCCATTGTATCTCGGTTTGGTCTTTGCTATGAGCTTCAATTTCTTGGAGATAAGTTTCGCAGCTCTTAACTTCGTCATCAGAAAGATTGTTCTTTTCTTTGATGGCAATTGAGAGTGCTTCAATCGTTGGCGGAGTATTGTAAGTTTCCGTGAAGGATGTAATTTCATTATATAATGCCCTCTCCGTTCTGTCGGAGAAATAATCATCTTTTAAGAATGGTAATACTTTTCTTAGGTAGTCCTCATTATAGACCAGATTCTTCAGAATCGATTGTTCCAGTTTCATCAATTATTTCCTGCTCAATGTTAGATGACATGATTTCAACAAGCAAGTCACCGATGTAATTTCTAAAGTCATTATCTTTTTCCAATTTATTCTTCTTGATGGAGGATTCTATCACATCAAACTTGAATTGTAAATAGACCTGGTCATTCTTTTCCTCAAAACCAACTCTACCATATTTGTATGTGGTATCTTTGTAAGGACCATCAAGTAATTTTATATGTACCGTTTCTTCATCTTCCTTTGGATAGATGAAACAATAATCTACACCCTCAATCATCGACTGTATTCCCTATAAATAAAAATTGTGCCATACAATATCTTCCGTATCCTTTGTTTAGAAACTCCTGTTCCATGATAATTGGTGTTACTTCATGGAATAATATACTAGGTATATAAATTACCATATTATTTTTAACCTCAATCTCGGTATCATAATCTAGTAGTTTTAAATTACCACCAGAAAACATTTTAGGTTCTTTATAAAAATAGGATAAAACGGTATAAACAGCTGTATCTGTATGCCTTTTATAATAATCTTTATTTTCATAATAATTTACCAGAGTTACATCGGAGTTGCAAGATTTTAAGTATCGAAAATTTAAATTATCCTTTGCAAGTTTTTCTGTAATTGTCCAAAGTTTTCTGTTGACAGTTAATATGTTTGAAAAGTTTCTATTGCTATAATATTCATCCAAAAACAATCCTTTGTTGCGCTTTATTATATTTCCTTTTGGATCTCTGGCTGCTCCTGTTTTTTCAGGAGGTAAAAATTTACCTTTCGAATTTAGGTAATCCAATTCTTTCCAAATTAATTTTAATTCTCGGTCATCATAAAAATCCTGAATAACAGCAATTCCAGGACCAGCAAAACTCACATTCATTATTCTTCAGTACCATTCATAGTTACTACTTCATCAAACAATTCTTCTTCACCGCCTTGCATGATAGAACCTGAAGCGATTTGATATTTGTCCTTGACATAGCTTTGAAACTTCTCACTAGTAATAAGTGGCATCCAGAAATCTTTAGTATCGGTATCTTTGATGCGCCATTTCTTTTCTTCTACCTCACCTGTGGTAACGTCAACCCTTGAATACCAACCGTTAGATGGTTTAATGACAAGGCCTGAATCAAGTGCAATGTCAAGCAAACCACTCCAACGGCCGATACCACCATCAAAAGAAACAGAAACAGGTATTTTAGATTTTTCTTTAACATATCGTGATTTCTCCACATTAATAATGAAATTATAACCTACAACTTCGGTACCTTCTTTTTCTTGTTGGCGACCTAACACAAAAATGTTATCGGCAGAGTAATAAGAACCTGTTCCACCACCAACGATTGCCTTAGGGAACATTCCAATTTCCATGTATGTGTGGTTAACAACAACCATTGGAATATCTTTTAAGTTGAGGTGTGGAGTTACCATTCTGAATAGTGATTTAACAGATTTAGCTCTGGTCATATCAGCAACAGTTTTACCATCTAAGGCATCATTGACTTCTTTGATGGAGGCCAAATTACCAATTGAATCAACAACAATAATTAATCGGTCACCCCTATCAACATTTTGAAGTTGTTGCATAATGTCTGATTTGAGTTGTTCGATATCAGTAAGAGGGGTATGCAACACACGATTAGTATCAATACCAAAGGAATCAAAATACGATTGCGGCGTTCCAAACTCCGAATCATAGAATAACAAAGCTGCATCAGGATATTTGTCCAAGTAAGATTTGGCCATCAATAATGAAAATGCAGTTTTAAAATGTTTGGATGGACCTGCCCACATTGTAAGACCTGGTGTTAATCCACCATCAAGGCGACCCGATAGTGCCACATTAATAATTGGCACCGATGTCGGAATCATATCCTTATTTGTAAAGAATTTTGATTTTGCTAGAATAGCAGATTCTTTAATGCTACTATTCTTTTTAATCTTATCAAGTATACTCATTTATTTTCCTTTTTACGAAATGCAAGCTCAGCACCATCATCATACATACTATCAATTTTGGACTTCCTATTAGGAAATCCACGTTTACGTTTTGATATTGGAGGAATACTTTCACCGGAAGTTCCATCTATTACAATAGGTTCTTCTTCTTTTTCTTCGATATCAACAATATTCTCTTTCTCTATCTCAATTGAATCTTCTGGTGGTGGTGCTGATTTAAAGAAATCATCCCAAGTTTTTTCTGCCACTTCAGGTTTTCTCATCGAGATATTTGCTGCTATTAATAATAACACAGCTAGCGGGTCAAATACAAGCATAATAATAAAGATTACCAAACGAACGGCTTTATCTACGGCACCATCACCGTTGAAGAACATATCTGCCACATACTTGATTGGACCAATATCAGCCACAAGTTTGTTTTCTTCACGGAGAAGTGGCAATCGTTTCTTGTTGATTTCGGTAAGTTCTTTTTGTGTATTTTGAATTTGCCGATCCAACTGATTACTTGCCGTAGATGGATCCTTGGCTCTCGCTAATAGATAGTTTAATCTCTCATCAGCAATCTTTTGTTGTTGATTGAGTGTTTTAAGTTCTACCGAATTCGCACCAGCATCTAGTGTAGAATCGATATGTGCCTTGGCCAAGAAACCAAAAATGCCCATCGATGTGATAAGCATGAGTAACATCACGGCAATAACCAAATATGTCCGTAATAAAAAGGGTGCAGTTTTCCAGTTTCGATATAACCAAGAAGCAGTAACTAACTTGGCAAATTCAAGTGAACCACCCATAATAATGACTGGCCAAAATGCACCCATAAAAATGGCAGCAAGACCTATTACTGAATAATAACCAGCAATGGCAGATAACAGGAATGCTGCAGCGAATGTAAAGTAAATCATGAGAAGAAATCCTCCAAACTGCTTACTTTCTCAGTAGACCACTTCATACAATCTAAGATAACTTTGATTGGTTCCAAGAAAGCCTTTTCAAATTGAACATCATAATCAATATAATCATTGAGACCGAATTCTACGGGTAAACGACCAGGAAATGAAATGACTGTATCTTTGAATGGATTAGGCATCTTGAGATAACTGTATTTTAGTTTCTCGCCTTCTTGAATGAGTGGATACTTTTTAGTAAGTTTTTTCTCTTTAAGATAATGGTTATATAAAATGGCACCCTTAACGTGCATTGGTGTACCAGATTTATACATCGATAGTGAATCGGAGTATTTAGATAGTCCATTACAACCACGGGGCGAGGAGATTTCTTCTGGTGGTAATCCCATGAAATCTTTTTTGGCATCTTTAATAAACTCATGAATATCTTCTTCAGTACCATTCATAATGATAGTAATTGCTTCTTTCATTTTCTCACGAATCACCGCAGGTGTAGAAGATTTAATCATCTCCAAACCCATTACCTTCATTTGAGGTTCATTGTATTGAACACCTTCATTATTATACACATTTAAAATGTATCGTTTCTTGGCAGTCCAAATACCTTTGTCAGATAGACCTTCACGTTTCATTTGCATCTTCTGTTTAGGAGCTTTGACATAATCTGCCAATTCTTTATAAGAAGCATCAATGAATGGTTCAAGTTTATCTTTACAAACCTTGTCCATAAGAGAAATTACTTTTTGTTTATCGGATGTGTCCTTGATAAATTTATTAACCAATTCTCCCATTCGTAGGTAAATTGAATCAGTATCAGAAGCAATAACATAATCAACATCTTTGGTCTCCAAAAGTTTATTCATCCAAGCATTAATCTTGGCCTCAATCCAACGAATACTTAATTGCCCGGTAGTAGTAACACCAAGAGCCATCCGCAAATCATAAAAACGAAAATACTGAGAACCAAGAGCACCGTAAGCAGAATTGAGAGAAACTTTTTTCGCCAGCTGGATGTTGTTGAATTTGGCAATTCGTTTTTCAATTTCATAGAGTTTATTTGGGTCTTTTTCATTCTCATATTCCTGTTTCGCTTGTAACATCAACTTCTTAAACTTACTTCTATCATCATACATTTCTTCCATCATCCTTGGTAAGAAACCTTGAATGTCGGTGCGAAAGAATTGTCCGTTTGGTGTTAAGGTTGCAGTTACCAATCCATCAGTATTGATTTCTTTCTTCAACATTTTCTCAACAGAAACACCTTGTGAAAGAATATTACGCATTTCTTCTGAATAATCTTGTGGTTCAATGAGAGTTTCTGGAGAAATATTATACTGCATCATCAAGTGTGGATACAAAGAGTTCAAGTCAAATGAGGCAACCCATGCATGAGCACCAACTTGAACTTCTTTCACATATGCACCTTCAAACATACCATCTTTTTCTTTGACGATACGAGGTGGTACAATGATATTCTTTTCTAACAGATAGGCATTAGTCATAGCATCCCACATCCGAGTTTGTGCAAACACATCATCAAAGTTTGACTTGGTATCATAGGCCAAAGTTACGGCCAATTCAAGCAACTTTAACTTATCTTCCAACTTAACAATCAACTCAACGTCCTTGATGTTATATTCGATAAACTTTTGAAAGTTCAAACGATAGAGTGAATGTAGGTTATCATACTCATCATAGGAGATTTTACCTTCACCCAATTCAACTTGAGCAATCGCATCCAAACGATATGATTCTTGTGACTTACCACTTGGTGAATACCATTTGTATAGTTCAATATAATCAAGTGATGAGATACCGACCAAACTGTATTCAATCAGTTCACGATTATTAACTCTTGCTCGGCGTTCTGTGATATAGTTCCAAGGAGATAACTTCTTGGCTTCATCTTCACCAAGAATTTTTCTGAAACGATTGACAAGATATGGTATATCGAAGAACTTGGTGTTCCAACCAGTAATGACATCCGGATATTTGTCTTTCCAATAGTGCATGAATTGTTTACAGAGTGAGTATTCATCTTTACAACGAATATACACTTCATTACCTTGCACTTCATATTCACCACAGGCAAAGACCAATGGTGATTGATTTAGAAATTTAATACAGATTGCTGTGATAGGTTCTTCTGCTTTATATGGATCAGGAAATCCATTCTCAGAACCCACCTCAATATCGATTACGGCAATAGAGATGTGGTCGTAATCATAATCAACCATACCTTTGTGTTGTTCTGCAATGAAGGCATATTCAAAACGAGTTTGGCCATAGATGACTGGTGCACCTGGAATGCCATCAAATTGTTTAACGTAATCTCTTGCTTCTCGGATTGTACCAAAGATTTTCTGGTCTAGTGGAAGACCAGTTAATGACTTGTAGATTCCTTGCGGATTCTTCCGTGATGAAAGAAAGAGTGATGGAGAATACTCAATTTTTTGTTTGACTTTCTGACCATCCATAACACCACGATAAAAGATGTTGTTACCAAAACATTGAACATTTGTGTAATATTTACTCAATTTAGCCTGTGATTAAAGATTTCTGTGGTGGAAGAACGATGCCAGAACCAAAGATAGAATTATAATTAGTAATAAAATCTTCTGCTGGTGTATAGGAGTATACTACATTCTTCTTGGCTAAGGCAATAGTTGCACCTGATTTTTGTTCCGCATGAATAGGGAACGGCGAGAATCCAACTTGGGGTGTGCCATCTTTACCTCTAACTACGGCAATACCAACCGGGTTTACAATGACAAATTCAGTTTCGGACTGTGATTCTAGTTCTCCTAGTAAATCTTCTCCGGTAATTAATTTTAGTGCTAATACTTCCATGATTTCTCCTTTTAAGAAGTAGGATTTTCTTTTTGTTTTAATTTTTGTTCACGTTCAACCCGCTCGAACTCATCATCTAAGTTCTTTTGATCCTGCTCTTCAACGGGATTCTTTTCATCCGAGGTGTTCATCCACTCCTCCATAGATGTTATCTCTCAAATACTCATAACTAGTCGGTAAAGTATCAATATATTCTTTGAATAATTTTTTATTTCTATGGAATTGTTTTCTGGTATTTTCTATTTCTTGTAGAGGTTTACCAATCTGTTTGTAATAACCTTGGAATATTTCTGGAGTTGCAACAGTTTTAACTCCTAATCCAGCCATAATAAATGCTCCACCTTGTTGGGTTGGATCGTAAGTGTGTCCAGCTAATTGATTAGCATTACTTGCAAACCCATCAACTTGTGCCTTGAATGGGTTATTCATGGTGGGTTCGTAATGATTCTCTTGTGTAGCCCATTGCCAATAGGGTGTATCAGTTCGTTTTGAATAAGCATAGTGCATAGAAACAAAACTAGCAAAACCATCAGTTACATGACTGGTTACCATATTGTAATTTTCTCTTTCCATACGACTGACATAACCATCACGCCGATTGAAAATGTCCATCAGTCGAATAATATTTTCGTGTGTGGTTAAAAGTCCAGTAGATTCTAATGGTTCAACAAAACCATAACTTAAACCAACACCAACAACATTATTAATCCAGCCAGATTCTCTTTTGCCGTGGCGAATCTCCACTAATCTAGGTTGACATTTTTCTACTATATCTGGATCATGAGATTTAGCTAAATGTTCTTTGAATTCAATTAAAGCATCTTCTTTGGAAATAAATTTACTAGAGAAAACGTAACCGGTTCCAATTCTATTCCATAGAGGAATAGTCCAGACCCAGCCATTGTTCATAGCATGACAGTCGGTATAATTGACCATCTGTTTTTGCCTATCAGTAAAAGGTAATGCAACAGCCCAAGCTTTATCATTAGCTAAGATGTTACCATAACTAATAAATTTGGAACCCATCCAGCCTTCCAAAATTTGTGATTTAAATCCTGTGCAATCAATCCATAAATCTGCGGTTAATTTTTGGCCATCAATGCAAGTGATTTCTGTGATATTACCTTTTTCATCCTTAACACAAGATTCTATTTCATTCCAAATGTGTTTTACTCCTCTTGGAATAGCAATATTATTTTTTAAATATTGGCCAAATAAACCAGCATCCATGTGATACGCTGTATCTGCATCAATATTATAATATCTTAGTTTGCCATCATAACCTGTTGCCTGCTTACCATAATCACAAAGATAGGTATTTGATGGAGCAAACATTTCGGAAAAAGTTTCAGGTGGAAATTCATCAGGATAAAGTGTTGCACATTCGGCCCACGATTGTAATCCGTTATGCACATCGGTAAAATCAAATCCTCTTATGAAAGGATAATGAAATGATTTACCATCTACTTCTCTGAAATTAGTAAAACGAATGGAGTTTTTATATGTAGCATTACAAGGCTTCATCCAATCTTCATCTTTTAGGTCTAACATACCCATAAAGCGATTGATGTGTCCTAATGTAGATTCTCCTACACCAACAGTTTTGATATTAGGAGATTCAACGAGTGTGATGTTGAGTTTAGGACAAGTTTTTGCCAAAGCTGCAGCAGTCATCCAACCCGATGAACCACCACCAACAATAGTCACATTTGTAATTTGCATAACGACTTTCAGTTTGGTTGCGGAGGATGGAGTCGCACCACCGACATCCGGATTATGAGTCCGGCGCTCTTCTGCTGAGCTACTCCGCGATACCTGTTAATTAAAACGAATACTTTAAACCAGCAGTAATATAATTACCATTATAATTTTTGGTAATGTTATTACCTTTTTGATAAGCATAATCAGCTACAGCTTTAATGTTATCACTTAAAGGCAAAGAAGCACCGAAGCCAATAATACCAGCACCACCGTTGGTAGTTTTTGGACTTTGTGGATCTAAGTATGCAACACCAACACGGACATTAGTTTGAATGTAACCAAGTTTAAATACATCATAACTAGCGGATGCAATATAACGGTTTACACTAGTAACATTGGTTGTGCTGCGGTCAGCAGTAGCTTGAACACCAAAATCTTGTAGACCTAATTTACTAAGATTATCACCAACGGATAATCCAACTAAATTTTCACTCTTGCCATTAG